CACTATTACGGCCATCCCCCTGTCTGGAGAAAAAATTCGTGGTTTCAGAGCAAACGTTCTTGTTTTAGACGAGTTCTTATTACTTCCAGAGGAGACAATTAAAACAGTATTAATGCCGTTTCTCGTAGCCCCTCAAGACATGGCTGAGAGGATCAAGATAAGAGAAATGGAAGATAACCTTATAAGCAAAGGAGCGATGGAGGAGAAGGACCGTATGGTCTTCGAAAACAACACCAAAATGGTGGCTTTATCTTCTGCTAGTTATACTTTCGAGAATTTATATAAAACTTATCAAGATTGGACAGAAAAAATATACAACCCAGAGAAAGATAATACGGCGTCGTATTTTATTTCCCAAATGAGCTATGAAGCTTTACCGGAGCAGATGATAGATAAAACTATTATCGAAGAAGCTCAAAGCGGTGGTCAATCTCATTCTTCATTTCAACGAGAGTATTGCGCTCAGTTTACTGATGGCTCAGATAGCTACTTTAGCGCAAAGAAGATGCACCAATGCACTATTCCTAATGGGGATGAACCTACAACTCTTATCAAAGGTAAAGCTTCAGAAAAGTATATCATTGGGATTGACCCATCATTTTCTAATAGTCCTAGCTCTGACTTTTTTGCCATGTCGGTTCTAGAGATAGATGAAGAACAAAAAACGGGAACTCTTGTCCATAGCTACGCTGTAGCTGGAGGAGATTTAAAAAATCACATAAAATATCTTCATTATTTAGTAAGCAATTTTAACATCGAGATGATATGTATTGATAACGCGGGCTATCAGTTCATCGACTCTGCTTGTCAAAGCGAAATATTTGTTAAGAGTGGAACTAAGTTAGGATTTTTTGATTTCAACAGTAATGCTGATGGTACTGATTATCAAAAAGCCTTAATGGAGGCTAAATCTAAATACAACAAAGAACTTGGGAGTATTTGTTTTAAGCAGATTTTCACTAGTGACTTTATACGGAGAGCAAACGAATACTTGCAAACTTCTATCGACCACAAGAGAATATGGTTCTCGTCAAAAACGACAGCTAATGGCTCAGTTTTCGATAAAACCGTAAATCAAAGAATACCAATAAAAGAGACGAACGCGGATAGTATTCTGGACCTTATTGAAACGCAAGACGACCTAATACACCAGACCAAGAAACAATGCGCTTTAATTGAGGTCAAAAGTACGGCCAAGGGCACTCAGACGTTTGATTTGCCTCACCACTTAAAAAGAAGCACTTCCGTTAATAGAGCTAGACGAGATAACTACACTACACTAATGTTAGCCAACTGGGCCTTAAGGAGCTATTTTGACATGAAAAACTTAAAGGTAGAAAATGTAGCTGCTACTTTTACCCCCAGATTAATTTAAAAAAGTGTAATAGATTCTGTACATTGGAGAAAAAAACGAGATGCCCGACAATAAGATAAGAGTAAATCAAATTTATAAGCCAGAGTTGTCTGGTTATATTCTAGATGTTGGTCAATCGGGTCCAAGTGGCACAGATGGCCAAATCCAATTTGCTAGCGGTCATGCTGGGCAGAATTATTTTAAAGGCGCTTATGGCTTGTTTTATGATCACACCGGAGATCAACTGTCTATAGGGGAAGGATTAATCCCTCAGCACAAGCTTCACGTATCTGGGCATGTTTCAGCGCAAGATGTAATAGTTAATGGTACTGGAGTTTTTACTGCTAGCGGTTCTAGTAGCATCAATAATTACGTTTATGTAGATACTACGAATGATAATCTAATAGTAAGAAAAGCAAATAATACAAATAATTGTTTCATATTTGATGGAGACGTAGGTAACTACGGCGTTGGCTTTCCAGAGAGTTATGTTCCCGCTTTCGATTTAGATGTATCTGGTAATCAAGGAGTTAGGTCAGTAAGCTCCTTAAGTGATTCTAAGGGCCAGATTGAGCATGAGGCTGGGGGAACTAATTTAGTTGTTTACGATCTATCTGGAATAGCAAAGGGTAAGGTTTCTTCTCATGAGGATTCCTACGTTTTGGGGGGAGGTTTATCCGTGGGTACGGGAGCCTTGATAAGCTATTCTAGTACTTACAATGGATTAAATGTAGTAGGAAATAACTTCATTAGCGGCGACGTAGAGCTTTACGGTACTGGCTATTTCAATAACGATTTAAATATAGGTGGAAACACTGTATCTAGCGGAAATATCACTGATAAAGGTACTTTGGTTGTAGAAGGAACTAGTCATCATAATAGCAGCTTAAGCGTAGGAGGTAGCGGTATCGTGAGTGGGGGTCTAATTGCTCAGTCTCCGCACGTTCCAACTAGCACTGGTTCTCATGGAGTTAGTGGGCAAATAGCCTTTGATACTGGTTATCTTTACTTGTGTATCAATACAGATCACTGGGCTAGGGTTCAATTACTAACTGGGGCTTGGACTTAAATCTAGTTTTTTCTCTCTTTTAAAAAAACTGTATTTTTTACGTTGAATACGTAAGAATATAGTGTAATTTTACACGAATAAATTTACACCGTTAACTTTATAGGTCGAAAATGAGCAAAAAGCCAGAAAACACTCCACGTCAAACCCAGACATCGCTTCCTTTGCCGCTAATGTCTGAGAGTTCCTCCCCGAAAATTTCCACGGCCTCCACTAGAAGCAGAAGAAATGCCTCTTCGACCATAGAAAGGACTGACAAGTATAAAAATATTGATGACGGGCTAGTACCATTTAAGTACTCGTCTGATGGCTACGGAAGCGGCAACAGGAACTTAATTGACGTAAGGGACGCTGTTAAACTATGTCAAAAGGCTTATTATAATTTTTCTGTTTTTAGAAATACAATTGATTTAATGACTGAGTTCTCAGTTAATCAAATTTATTTTAAGGGCGGTAGCAAAAAGTCTAGAGATTTTTTTAATGCCTTATTTAAGAAAATTAATATTCTAGCTTTCCAAGACAAGTTCTTTAGAGAGTATTATCGCTCCGGTAATGTTTTCACTTACAGGTTTGATGCCGAGCTCAAGCAAAACGACTTAAGAAACTTAAACAGAGTATTTGGCAACTTGAATCTAGCAGCCGAAGAGTCCGTTAGCTTGCCAGTAAAGTACATCATCTTGAACCCAGCAGATGTTAGGTTGACTGGAAGTCTATCTTTCTCCGCTGGCAAGTACAGTAAATACGTAACTGACTACGAGCTAGAGAGACTGAAAAATCCTCAAAGTGACGAAGAGATACAATTGTTAGATTCTTTGCCAGACAACATAAAGAAAGAATTAGAAAAACATAAGAAAGACAAAAGAAGCACCTACGCTCTCCACCTTCCACTAAACGAAGACAAGGTGAGTGCGGTTTTCTATAAAAAGCAAGATTACGAGCCTTTCGCTGTACCAATGGGTTACCCAGTTCTGGAGGACTTAAATGCAAAAGCGGAGATGAAGAAAATCGATATGGCTATTGCTCGTACAATGCAGCAAGCAATACTGCTTGTTACAATGGGCACTGACCCAGACAAGGGAGGCGTCAACCAAAAGAACCTAGAAGCCATGCAGAAGCTTTTCACCAATGAATCTGTTGGTAGAGTTTTAATCGCTGATTACACAACTAAAGCAGAATTTATTGTTCCAAATATTTCTGCTCTTTTAAATTCCTCCAAGTATGAAATTTTCGAAAGAGATATCAGAATAGGTCTAAACAATATTCTGATCGGAGAAGGAGAGAAGTTTGCTAATGAAAGCATCAAAGTAAAAGTTTTCATTGAGAGACTCAAACAGGCTAGAGAGATTTTTATAAATGAATTCTTAGGTCAAGAAATAAAAAGGATTTCTAAAATTATGGGATTCAAGAGCGTTCCAACCCCCCACTTCGATGATATTGATCTGAGAGACGGTCTTTCTTATAGCCGAGTTTACACTAGACTTATCGAGCTTGGAATCTTAACTCCAGAAGAAGGCTTGGAGGCTATAGAGAAGGGTAGACTACCCGACGAGAGTTTAATCCCTCAGTCTCAAAAAGAATACAAAGAGATGAGAGATAAGGGCTTCTTCGAGCCATTGATTGGAGGCGCTAAAGCAGCACCTCAAGCTGGCGGCGGAGATGATGACAAAGAAGAAGAAACTAAAGAAGAAAAAAAGGAAGTCCCAAATCAAGTCGGCAGACCCGCAGACTCGAAAGGGCCAAGAGAAGAAGGCGGGAGAGGGCCAATGGGCGGTGAAGTAGTGTCTAGCTTTTATAGCTTAGAAAGAGTAAAGAATAACCTAATCCAAGCGCAAAAATTAAATCTTGAAGTTGAAAAACATTTAAGAAGCAAGCATAATAAAAGAAAGCTAAGCGCCGCGCAAAAGGGTATAGCTGGTAAGATTACTGAAACCATTATAGCTAACGAAGAACCGGAAAACTGGAGTAAGTCAGTTAAAAAGTATTCTTCTAATCCAATCGACCATAATCCAGATAGAATAAAAAAAGTAAATGATATATCCTACGAGCACGGTTTGGATACATACTTATCTAGTATTTTATGCGCTAGTGAAAAAGAGGATTTATAATTATGAGTGAAGAAAACGACAACAAAATTGAAGATGTAGTCAGCTACAATGTTGATATTGATTTTGACTGCGATATTCCAGAAATTCCAGTACCAGAGCCACAAGAACCAGACGCGGAAATAGAAGACGAGTTTGAAGCTTCTTTTAAGTTCGCTTTTATTGGCGCTGGTCAAGGCGGTTCCCGCGTTGCTGAAACTTTTCATAAAATGGGATACAGAAAAGTTTGTGTCCTAAACACAGCCCAACAAGACCTCAATACGATTAAATTAGAGGACGAAAGGAAACTTTGCATCGGAGAAGGTGGTGCAGGAAAAAATCCTAAAAAGGCTGCTGAAAAATTCTCAGAAAGAAAAGACGACACTATTGACTTCATGAGAAAAAATTTCGGTAATGAAATCGATAGGGTATTTGTATGCGCTGGAGGAGGCGGCGGAACGGGAACAGGCACAGGTATCCCAATTGCCAAAGCAGTAAAAGAAATGATTGCCCTCTCAGACGTAAACTGCAAGAGCGATAAAGTAGGACTAATACTAACTCTACCTAAAGTATCAGAAGGGAAGAAGGTCTGTAGAAATGCAGCAGAAGCTTTAAACGAAGCTTACGAGCATGTAAAAAAAGGACTCATATCCCCTCTAATCGTAATCGATAACGAGAAGATAAATTCGCTGTACCCCAACTTGCCTGTAGGTAAGTTCTGGGAGACTGCCAATAGAAGTATAGCGGGCTTGTTTCATTTATTTAATATGACTGCGAATAAGGACAGCAGCTTCTCGTCTTTTGACGCTAACGATTACAAGCATGTCTTGGATTCTGGAATGCTGTCTTTTGGCGCTTCTCCTGTGAGAGAGTGGAAAGATACATTCTCAATCTCCAAATGTGTCAGAGATAACCTTAAGAATAATCTGCTTACAGGTGGAGTCGATTTGTCTAGCGCTAACTCAGCAGGAGTGATAGTGATAGGAAGTAACGATATACTTAACGAGTTACCTCAAGAGAATCTAGATCATGCCTTC